GTGGTACTAATCGGCACGAGATGGCACCCAGAAGACTTGCACGGACTGGTTTACAGGTTAGAGGCGGAAGGCGGAAGGAAATGGCGAAAGGTAGTCTTACCAGCGTTGGCGGAAGAGAATGACCCGATAGGTAGAACCCCAGGTACATCTATCTGGCCCGCACGGTACCCCACCGAGTTCTACGAAAGCGTTAGACACAAGTACGAGTTATCCGGTGCTTTCTACCAGTGGTTGTCTCTGTACCAGTGTGATCCGCAGAGTGGCAATAAAGCCGTAGAGTGGCCGCAGAGTTACTTTCCAGAGAGCCAGTGGATCAACGAGAATGAAGCGTTGGCACTCAGACAGACGGTGGATGGTAAGAGCAACGTGAAACTGAAACTACTGGCGATTGATCCATCCAAAGGGACCACTGCAAAAGCCGGAGACTATCAAGCGATAACCCTGTGCGAATATCTCAATAGCGGGCAGATCATAGTACGCTCTTGGGTCAATCGTATGACAGTGGAAGGTATGCTAGATACGATACTCCAACTCTGGCAGAGTGAACAACCAGACGCAATCACGATTGAGACAGGTGCGGGTCAAGAGACGTACACAATACGGTTACTGGATAAAGCGAAGTATGTATCTACCAGACCCTTACCGCTATATCCGTTTGAGAACCGAGTGCAGAAAGAAGTGCGTATCCGTATGGGTCTGTCTCCCTATCTGGCTCAGCACAAGTTCAAGTTTCTGCGTATGACTGGCAACTCCATACTCGTAAACCAAGCACGAGTTTTTCCCACCGGTGATTATGACGACGCAATAGACTCTCTGGAAATGAACATCCAACTCCACAACTATCTGAGCACAGGAAATCGGGTGAGCAAGGGAGTACTTTTGAGAGTCTAGGGGATAGATACAGAAACAAAGGAGCAATATGCCAGCAGTGATTTCAAGTGGGATAGGATTTCTGAATTATGGACGCCCCGTACAGTTTCCCTATACGATTGTGTCTGACACGTTTGGTTTTTCCAGTGGATATGCGTCGGGTGCCAACTTCGGTACCGGTGGGCTCACAACATCTGGGCAAGCTTTCTCTGGCAGTGTCAAGAATCTTTATGGTGCCGATTTCTACTCCTTCCAAATAGACACTAGCGGTAGTCTCACCAGTACTTGGCAAGTTATCCTATACGGCTCTCTGAACTCGGGTCTCTCTTACAAGTCTCTCAGTGGTGCTATCGGCCCATTTAGTGCTGCTGGTTTGTATCAGACAGGAAGCAGTGGCGTAACGGCCCCTATGCTGACCAACATACTTCCGACAATTATCTTTGGCTCTGGTGCTATCTCCGGCACGGTGGCAGTTACAACGGGTGCAAATGGTTAAATGGTTTGATAATCTGTTTGGTCGGAGCAAGACTCGGGAGTTGGAGGAGCAAGTAGCACAGCTCAGACTCACGAATGAGATCGCTCTCAATAAGGTACAGAAGCAACTCACCGAGTCCATAGTTGCATATTCACCCCCGTATGAGCTGATTAATCCGTTCGCTTTATTTTACGATGGGCAGAACCTTCTTTTCCCGCTATATCCCTCACGTCTAGATTACAGGTCCAGTAGCACCTACATCTGGCTCTCTGAGGGTCAAATGGATTTACTGCGTGCGTATGCAAGATGGCTCTATGAAACAAACCCGTTCTGCAAGGGTGTCTTCCGTGGGCTCAGAAATTTTATTGTGAAAGCCGGATTTGGATACGAGATACAGCCGAAACGTGGAAAGACGGTAAACCCAGAACTCTTGAAGTCTGCTCAGAAAGTACTTGAAGACTTCTGTGTAGCGAATAGGTGGCACGTGAGAGAGTCCGAGTACTTTGTAAGAAGCAGACGTGACGGTGAGTTTTTCCTCAGGTTCTTTCCGCAGAGCGACGGTATCACCCAGGTCCGCACTATTGAGCCCGAGACCGTAAGGAGTCCAACCGAAGTTCCCGAGTGGACGTTTGGGATTCGGACCCCAGTGGAAGACAGAGAGACGGTTGAAGAGTACTACGTGACTTACACCGGTGGGCCAGAGGGTGGTGAGTATGTAGACCCGGTGGAGATATACCATTGCAAGATAAACACGGACCTGGGTGTGAAACGTGGGCTCAGTGATCTATTCAGCACCCAGGAACAACTAGACGACGTGAAGAAGCTTCTGAAATCCGAAGTGATGGGCGAAACTATCCGAAGCAGCATTGCATACATTCGCCAATACGCACAAGCAAACCAGAGCACCATACAGAGTCTGCAAGCAAACAACACCACTTTCTATATCCCAGAGCCAGCAGCAAACGGTGTCTCGGCAACTCTCCAACCAGTACAGAAGATAGAACCTGGGTCCGTTCAAGATATCCCAGTGGGCCTTGAATACCAACCACCACCGGCTTTCAACACTGAGTCCGGTCTGAAAGTACTTCAATTCGCTCTCCAAGCATTAGCTCAGTACTGGTCTCTACCGAGTTGGATGCTGACCGGTGAAAGTTCGTCCGCCAGTTATGCCAGCAGTATAAATGAGGAGAGCCCGTTTAGCCGGATGTGTGAGACAGAGCAATCCTTCTATGCTCACGAGTATAAGGCGATAATGCGAAAGGTACTCAGGATTGCAGTACAGCAAGAGATATTACCGCCGGAGACAATGGGGTTGGTTGATATTCAAGTAGTCACACCCAGCGTACTCACACGGCAAAAGAAGGAACAAACCGAGCGTCATATCATGTTGGCCGATAAAGGCATCATGTCTGAGCGTACATTCGCCCAACTTGAAGACTTGGACTATGAACATGAGAAAAGCAACATAGAGCACGATCAGCCAGACTTTGAGCCAACGCCAGTCAAGCCGGAAAATAGTGACCAACAAAATCAAACCGATCTAAAAAGGAAGTGAGAAGGATAGATAGACATATGAAACTTACAGAGATTAGTGCTTGGGTATCCGATCAACCAAAAGAGGGTATTCTTCCCAACGTCAAGATACTTGGCCCGATATCCAGAAACAAGAACGCTTATCCCGAGTCCACACGGAGAGCCGCAGTCAAGATGCTTGAAGGTTCAAAAGTAAATATAGACCACGTGAAAAAGGGTGATGTACCACTGGCCGCACGGTTCGGCAAATTGACCAACGTGCGAGATACCGAGTCCGGTACATACGGTGATCTACATTACAACACCAAGCACCCACTAGCGGCCACCGTGTTAGAAGCAGCAGAACACTTCCCAGAGACACTAGGTATGAGCATATTGGCAGAGGGTAAGGGTTCAACAAAAGATAAAGACGGTAACACGGTTATTGAGTCCATAGATAAGGTTTACTCGGTTGATCTGGTATCCGATCCCGCTACCGTCAAGAGTCTGTTTGAGGCGGAAGAAGCAGACGAAGAAGAAGGAGAAGAAGATAAGAGCAGCACAGACCACCACAGAGACGGAGTTGGTAACACTATTGCAGCGTTGCTAAATGAGTGCTCAGACGAAGAAGAGTGTATGACTAAGATCAAAGCACTCGTGAAAGCACACTACAAACTGAAGGGTGGTAGCAAGGAAGATGAGGGTGAAGCAAAGGACACAGAGCCGGATGAGGATGTTGAAGAGTCAGAGAAAAGAGTCTGTAAAGAATTGTGTGAAAGTGTCGGTCTAGAAATTGAGCCAGCATTGATAGATACCCTAGTCGCTCTCCCCAAGGAAAAGAGAGAGAGCACAGCGAAGTACCTGTATCAACGCAGTCTAGTACGGACTCCGAGAAGTGGCGTACCAGCACCGGCACACGTTGAAAAGGATTACACCAAAATAATCAGAGGAGTTTAATGGCCGTTACAGCATCTACACCCAATTATCGCTTTGTCCGTGGCACGTTTGATACCACCCGAGTCTTTATTGCGTCCGGCACCATTGTCAATCCGGGTGACCTAATCTACTCTTCCGGTGGTCAAGGTTACCTGGGTTCTACGGCACCGTGGTCTGGGTCACTCACCACAACTCAGGGTGCTAACATCTTGAACTTCGTTGGTGTGAGTCTTGACCAAACTACATCTATGCCACCCGTGAGTAGCGGCCAGTTTATTCTGGTTGGCACCCGTGGCGTATATCAGTACCCCTGTGTCGCTCTGAGTGGTGGTCCGTATGACGTTGGCTCTTACGTTGGGCCAGATAAAGATACGGGTAACAATATGCTAGACCAGCAAGTTGTCTACACTGCTTCCGGTCAGACTAACGCAGTGGGCAAGTTGGCTCAATTCGCACCAACCGGGAGTACTACGGTGTTGGTCAATATCCAGGGTTATCTACCGTTTGTGAATATCTAAGGAGAATATGATAAGAGCACGTAACGTCCGCCAGCTCATTAAAGAAGCAGGTCCACAGTACAAAGCAAAACTGCGTGAGTTGCTTGGTGTGCAGATGGGTAACTATCCAGAGGGTTCATTCCCTGTCCGAGTAGACACCAGCAAAGCACAGGTCTCAGCAGACGAGTTCAGCATACGAGACTTGGCAGAGGAGTTCTTGGGTAGTGATTACCTGGGTTCACTGCATAATCCCAAAACGTCTCAGTCTGCTATGGTCGGACTGCGTGAAGCTTTGAACCCGGTATTGCCGAGTGCGTTCCAAGATATCAACGCTTTCAACCAGACCATAGGGGGTTTGATTGAGACACGTGTACTTGCTGGTTACCAACTTCCCGAGTTCATTGCGTCCGATGTATGTGAGACCATGCCAACCAGAGTAAACGGTGGCAAGATCATAGGTATTCCGAATATCAAGGCCCCAATCGGTTTCACCAAGCCGGGTGAAGAGATGCCAACGGTCGGTATGCAAGAACGCTGGGCCATCGCACAAGCAAACAAAAAGTACGCTGCCAAACTGGAACTTGCTCGGGAGACCGTCGTATACGATCTGACTGGCGAGTTGCTAGGGGCCGCAGAGGGTATCGGTAAGACGCTGGCATTGGGCAAAGAAGTAATGGTAGCGTGTGCTGTGCTGGGTATCACTCTGGGTGGTACTGAGAACACTGGCGGTAATGGTACGTCTACTATGCTTCCCGCCGGTTACAACGGGGTGACCTACATTTACGATGGTAACCCGAGTGATACGCCAAACGATACCTACCAGAGTTCCGCCGGTACGGGTACGAGTGCCAAGTACAATTACGTAAACTTGCTCACGACGAATACCCTAGTGGACTGGAAGAACCTTCAGACGGTCCGAGCCCAGCTCAATCTACAAAGGGAATACGAAACCACGTTCCCTATCTCTGCGGACCTGGACGACGTATTCGTATCTCCTCAGGTACTCTGGAATGCTCGGGCCGTGCTGCATGGTACGAGTATTTTCCCTGTGACGGGTGGGGGTTCAACCAACTTCCCAACGTCACTCACAATGGCACCACTGCCGTCTGAGTCCAAGAACGTGCGTCTACTCACCAGCAACATCTGGAATAAGCTTCTCGTGGATAACGGGTTCGCCCAAGCAAACGCAGACGCACTCTGGTACGGTGGCAACTTTAAGAAAGCGTTTATCTGGCGTGAAGTGTGGCCGCTGAATGTACTCCAAGCAAACCCAAGCAGCAGTGAAATGATTGCTACCGATACCGTAAATATGTGGGCTTGCTCTTGGTATGGTACGCCAGCAGTCCGAGACCCACGCTATGTGATTTGCAACGGGTTCAATGTAAACAGTCCGTCGTAATTGTGTTTTTCTCTCGTTAGGGTTGTTTGCCATTTAGTCGCAAGAAAGACTCGGGTGTGTGCTCGGGTCTTTTTTGTTTGGTAAGGATAGATACCAGTATGGACGTAGGATTACTTCAGACAATGGTAACTAACTGGCAGCAAGCGTTATACACAGACTCTATCTCCCCACAACCGAGTTACAGCATAGACGGACAGAACGTGAGCCGTGAGCAGTGGAGAGCCGGTATGTGGAAGATGATTATAGAGGCGAACCAAATGATAAACATGCTGTCTCCGTTTATCGTGACTACTAAGCAGGTGATGTAATGCCCACTCTGAGTGTCGGCGGTGACTATGTTGTGGTGGATAACTTGGAGACTCTGGCATACACCAGTCAGACTCTGGGTGTGCTCAGTATCCCTAATGCCAACCGCAGTAAAGCAAGTAGTGAGTACCAAGCCGGTAGACACTTCATGGACGTTGCTTTGGCCCAAGAGACGGTCTCTTTCAACATCTGGGTACAAGAGTGTCCGAGTTCTTTCACCCCAGTTATTGGCGATACGTTCACAGACGGAGAGGGGATAACCTGGGTGGTACACAGTCAGTCTATAAACACCCTGAGAACTCGGTGGAAGTTAATGTGCTTGATATTGAAGTGAGGATATGGCAAACTCGGATTATGATACGATCAACACTGAGATACAGACAACCGTAAAGGGTCTCAATCTACCGGGTACGTCTGCGGCCAATATACGCTATCTGAAGTTCCCAAACGTCAAACCGACAGACCTGGGTAACCTGCCAATCATCATCATCTGTCCGAGCGACACTCCCGAAGACTACTCCCGAGTTGGTTTCAAGTCTATCTCAGTACCCTACCGTACCGAAATTGTAATCGTTGCTGCTGGTAACCTAGACTTCGCAAGCAATCTAGATACCTACTTGAAATGGCGTGAGACCATACGTAGAGCGTTCCAAGAGTTCTCAGTGTTCAATCTATCCAGCACCATACCGGGCCATTATGACACTCGGTGCCGATTACTGAGACCCCCTATTGATCGCTTCCGGGTGCTAGAAGGATATGACTACATGGCGTTGGAAGTTGTGGTCTCTGTTTTTGAGACGCTACCGGTTGGTTCAAGCAGTGGAAATTAAACCGTAAAGGATACATAGGATATGGCACTAGGATTTACAGCAAGTGGAGTGTGGGCCGCTACCAACGTCAAGACTGGGAATAACTACGTCTGCAACTCAGGGTACACAGTTACTTGTGGCATGGCGTTGTACATAGATCCAAACTCAGGTGACCTAATCCCAGCAACGGCAGCAGCAGCAGCGGGAAGTGGAGCACCGAGTACAGTCTGCGGTCTAGCTCTGAATAACGCTTACGATCAACAGCCGGTACTCTACATCACTAAGGGTCTGCTGAATGTTGGTGCTATATCGGGTGTTGTCCAGGGAACTCAGTATGTACTAGACCCCAATGGTAATGGTGGCATTGTGGCGGACAGCGTCTTGACCAGTGGTGCTTGGGTGTCTCAGATCGGATACGGGCTCAGTGGGAACGCTATCCAAGTCTTGCTCAATAACACCGGAGTGCAGTATCAGTAACTAAGGAGTCTATGGCAGGAACAATCAGTCCGTTAAAGGGTGTCTCAGGTACTCAGGGGGGTATCACGATAGACGGAGACTCCTTCTATTTCAGCAAGTGGATGTGTAAGCCGAGAACGAATAAGAACCCGAGTACCAACTTTGGCTCACGTCAAGGCGAAGTAACCTGGGAAGAGTTCCTTCAGGGTACCACTGGCGTAGATATCACAGCAGAGGGTCTGTACGATGAAAACAACCCGGTGCTCTCTGCGTTGGACCTGGGTATCAATGACAGCATAGAGTTTTTCATTGACCAACCCGGTAACATCTCCTTTGAGTTTGACTGGTTTATTGAGAGTATCCAAGTCACGGTGGACATAAACGACAATGCCAAAGTAGTTATCTCCGGGGTTGCCAACGGGTCTGTCACGTTCCCTACTTAAATAGTACATGGGCGAAGTATCACAAATTCTGGGCAGACCTATCTCTCTCGTGCTCGGTGACAAGCAGTACAACTTATCGCCACTCACGGACAACATCCGGGCCGAATACGAGTCCATATCTGAGACTGCTGCTATTGTGAACGTACAAAAGCAACGGGCTATACTCGGTGACGATTACTTACCTATGCTGGCCCGAGTCAATTCAGATATCGTAGCGGGTGTATATGACTTTGGCGGACCGATGTTTGTCGCAATGGTAAACAGTTTTCCGGGTCTGCTGTTTATGTTTTGGTTAATGTGTAAAGCAAACCACCCAGGTCTCACCCTTGACGAAGTGAAATGGCTCGGGCTCACTCATGCGTCTGAGATTAAACTGGCGGTAGAGAGAGCGTTGGGCCAAGACAAACCAGACACCACGTCAAAAAAAAACGAACCACCGAACCAAAGCGACATAAGCACATCATAAGACAGATGTATGCAGCTCTCCTCAGAGACCCATACAATCTATCGTTTGAGCAGATAGCCAATCTCACCGATTTCCAGAAGTACCAAGTTCTAACCCAGAATACCCCTAGTGCCACTGGGTCACCGTTAGACCACTTACCAGACCATATACCGCTAGAAGAGACGCACCGGATGATGTGTCAATTCAAGGGTATGACTGCGGCCCAAGCAAAAGAACGCTGGTCACAGGTAAAGGATAAATGGAAACAGAAACCATAGATAGCGTATGAGTACCATCCCGTTAGCCGGACAAGCCGAAGCAGCATCTATGATGTTGGGCCAACCGGAAGTTGCTGCTGCTATTGCCGCTGTTGATATGGTGGCCGGTACGTTCCAGAAGCTTACGTCTGCGATGGTAGACTTTCAGCAAAAGAGCAACCCAGGTCTCTTTGCCGTATACAACCAAGCCGTAGACAATCTCCAAGCAGCACTCGGTAAACTCTTTGAGCCATTTGTGCAGTCCTTTATCCCAGTGGTGAATATGCTCAACCAGGTATTCACTGCGTTACAGGGTAGACTCTCGGGTGTCTTCGGGGTGCTCGGTGAGTTCGTCCAAGTGGGTGTGGAAGGGTTGAAGATACTGTTTGACGTATGGACCGAAGGGTTTGACCTAGTGAGACCGTTTGTAGATATGTGGGTGGACGGAATGAAACAGATACTCACGTGGATAAAGTACGTGATAGCCGCAGTCCAGGTGCTGACCGGTACAGGGGGAAAGAATACAGCAACCACCAAAGCAGTCACGGGGGGTGCAATCGTAGGGGTTGAAGATATCGGTAGACAGTTTCGGGAAGCAGCACTCAATCAGGGTGGTGGTCAGACTGGCCCGAGTATGGCAGAGGATATCGCAAAGATTAGGTCCACAATTATAGAGTGGTACAACAAAGTACAAGGAGCACCAGCAGCAGCAGCAGTAAACGCAGCACCCACCGTGGCAGCAGCGTCAATAAACCCGGTGGCGGCCGCTATTCAGTGGATATGGAACTAAGGAGCACATGATAGGTATTGATCCACAACCGAGTATTATCAACGCTGGCTCTCAGTCTATTGAGTTCTACGAAGATGTTGGCGATATCGGGCCAGTCCGTGGTACCTTTGAGAATGGGAACTCCGGGGTGACTCAGACTATCCGAGTAGACTGGGACGATCAAGAGCAAGCGATTAGAGACATACTCGGGACTAATGAGACCACTGCTGGTAATCTGACGCTCAATAGAGACCCACCGTTACAGCACCCGCTATACACTGCGTACTATGCCACTCGTGCAGAGATATTGAATTACTACATCTCCAATGGGAAGTACGTTGCTGGCGGAATAGGTAATGATATCGCTCAATATGACTGGGCTATAATCCAGATCACTTTCAATACGCTGCCATTTCAGACCACGTTCACCGCCGGACAGAGTTCAGAGTTCTTTCGCTACACGAGTCTCATCCCAGGTGCTGGCGTAGAGTTCACAAAGATCGGCACAACGGGTATCAATTATCAATACAACTCCTCAGTGACACCACCGAAAAACGCAGTGGTACCGTTTGGACAGGGGGTCAGAGTTCCGAAGGGTCCGATATCCTTTAAATGGTGGTGGGTGCCGTTTAGTTATGTCTTCACTGAGTCCGGCTATCCGAGCAATATCTACGCTGGTCTCGGGTGCGTAAACAATGCTGCTTGGCCGGACGAAAACGGTTTTCCTGAAGGTACTCTGCTGGCTCTTGCTCCGTCATTTGAGCCGATCAACAGTTACGAGCCGGACCTGAGTAATGGCGGACCCAATAGACTCTTCAACATCACTTTTAACTTCCTGTATTTTGACCCCCCTCTCAACCCAGCAGATATTGAAGCAGGGTTCACAGGTGGTCACAATACCATACCGTTTAGCGATGGGTACTACTATAACGCTGTGACTCAGACTACCAACTTCCCACTGTATGAGTCTTACAACTTCAATCTCTTCTGGCAGGGTATATGATACAACCGGGTAGTCTGAACCTGAAAACAAGTCGCCAGATACAGGAAGTGATACGCTGGCAGCAAGCACAGCAGAACAACACTGGTACGGGTGATCTAGACTTTTCCACTTCCCCAGGTGCAACGAGTCTGAATATCAACATGCCACTTCAAGCGATTGTTGAAGTAACCGGCACACCCCGTAGCGATGGGCGATACCCGGCAAAGATTGAGTTTTATGACGAAGTGAACTCGGGCTATATCCAGTCCGGCACTAATCAGCCGATCTGGCTCAGAGAAGCAAACGCATATCCGCTATTCAACGGTGAGTATTACATAGCATTCGGGACCGGTTACAACCCCGATACAAGTGGGCTCTATTCCGGGTTCTTGGGTGACGCTCGGTCAGTCTATACCACGTTCTGTCCGCCCGAGACTGCCGGGAGTTCTAGTTGTACCTGTGAGAATACCATATGTTGCAGTGGTATCCCCTCAACCGTCTGCTGTAACATAGCGTACATGAGTGGTGCGGGTGCTGGTGCTGGGTGTCAATGTTACGTGGGCTCGGTCACCATGACGTATACGAGTGCGTCCGGCTCGGGTCCGCCCAACTCATCCGGCACGTACTGGGTTGCTTCTGGATATGGGTGTACTCAGAGTCAAAGTGGTCAAGCTTGCAGTGGCGGTATCAATCTCTACTGGTACTGCAATGCCGGACCTACCCTTATGGAGTTGTCTTATGAGATTATCGGTAATGGATACTCGGCAGCATTTACCAACTTGTCCGGTGGGTGTTGTCAATGCTCGGGCTCATCCAAAAGCTTTATGGGTCCACTCGCATACTATGGGCTAATCGGTGACAACTTCGCCGTAGACCCCAATTGTGATTACACCCTGTACATGTTAGCAACGATCAATACAACCCCGTGCGATATAGTGGGTCTCGGTGGCAACCCGGTAATGGCAACGAACAACATAGTACAACTCGGTGCCAGCAGCATCACGGGAAACTACATAGCAAACCAAGCAATCGGAGCCAACGCTTTCAGTCAGAGTTCTATTCCCACATTCTGAACACTACATAAGGGTATGAGTTTAGACTGGTTTCCGGGTGCGAGTTTATACAGTACTGCTTTCGTCTCAGGGTATCTCTCTGCATATCAACCCACTGCCAACGCTACCATATCGGGTGGTCGGTTTGTGTCTATCGCTAGTGGTGGTGGGTGGCAGATCGCTTCGGCAAGTCTCTCTGGTACCATGCCAGCACAGGGGTTTGTTGCTGATAACGTGCTGACCAACGCACCGTTTACATACGGCACCCCACAAGCAGTCTACTCATATGGTCTAATCGGTATCACTTCGGCAGCAAACAGTGGGTTACTGAGTATCGACGGAGCAACCCTGTACGTTGGCCGCAGTGGCAGACCGACTACTCTGGCGTCCGGCGGGTTCCTGAGTGGTGATGTGCTTCAACCCATTGGCACCTGTGTATCCAGTGGGCTCATGCTGCTGGACCTGGGACAACCGCTATTCTCGGGCTCGGGTGGGTCTGCTTCCCTCACGTCTGGTATCGTTACGTCCGGGTACATAGGGAACAACGCTGTAACCAGTGGCAACATAGCGTCCGGCCAAGTAGGTATCAACGCTCTGAGTTCCGGCTTAGTCTCTGGTCTGGTGCTCAGTGGACAACTTGGTAGCGGCCAGATAGCAGCAGTCCATATCAGCAGTGGTACATTACTCGGCATCTCTGGCATAATCATTACTCCTGGGTTGTCCGGTATCACCATAAGCACATCGGGACTCGGTGGCAGTTCTAGCGGTTCAAGTACCCCACCTATTGGGTACATATACGGACTGAGAATGACCGGTTGCTTTGCGTCTGGAACTCAGTCATTCATAGTCCAGTCTGGGTATGCTGCCGACATGAGCGGTAGTACGACAATCAAACTGGCGACTAACCAAACGGTATATCTGAGTGGCAACCTAAACGGCAAGAACAATCTCGACGCATGTAATATCGGCTCGGCAGCACAGAGTTTTGCCGGTGCACCGTCTAATTTCTATGGTTACTTCATGGCGTCAGGTTTTACTTGGCCGGTACGATCTGGAACGGGGCTGATGACCATAAGCGGAACTGCGTGTCACGGAGCAAGTGGTACAGATTTCCTCAGTCAAGTCGCAGTGGGTGATCTTATAGGCGTCTGGGGCAGTGGAATGTACAACGTCGGCAGCGTGAACTCAGGGATAATCACGCTAGTAGTGTCTGGCTCTATCCTGTCTGGTAGTCCAGTGAACATAGTTGAAAGTCCCACAATCGCACAGTCTGGCCTGCTTGCTTACAATATCGCCGGTATGTATGGGACAAGCAGCGGCGATTATCTGTCGTGTACCAGTGGCACGGGGCTGACTGTATCTGGCAATTGCTCGGGCAAGATATGGATAGGTCAAGCACCGCAATGGCAATCACCTATGTATGTTTTCGTTGGCACTGGGTTATCTGGTACGGCAGCGTTTGTCAGTACCCAAAGAACAACACCGTTAGTTTCTGGTATGGTGGGGTATGTATGAGTTATAGAAGAATAGGAAGCATCATATGGACCGGGGCGTCTTCAATCCAAGCGTTTCGCCAGACTGGTATCGGTGCGGATCGGACATATTACCTTGAAGTGATCGACGGCACAAACCGGCTATTGTCTGCTGGTGCTTCCACAAGTTGGTCGCCGCTAGTTGGGTCTGCGTATGCTTCGGCATTTACTACTGACTTCTATTTCAATCTCAATATGGAACCGAATACCGGTGTGGCTCTGGGTGTCCGAGCGAGAAACGACGTAGGTACTGGTACGGGTGCGGGTGTGCTGCCTGGCGAAATATACGGATTGACTGAGAGTTCTATTACCATCGTTACAATGGCATGGTGTCCATGTGATCCCGCTCAGTGTATTGACTACGTTGCTTTCGTTGTCGGTGGCGTCGGTGGCGGGTGCTACATAGATGTGGCAGGGTATAGGGAGAGTGTCTAAACGAAAAACCCCAGCACCAAACGGTATGATGCTGGGGAAAACCCGCCTATCGCCCATCACTTGACGGGTTTTTGTATCGTGGTATGCGGTTTGAGCCCACCTAGCATAATCGGCAGACCACAGCACAGGAAGATACTGAGCAGCACCAGCATAGCACCACCGATAATGACACCCGTGAGCCCACCAAAGATACTCAGGAACACGTACAGACCAGTTTTGTCGGGTTGCTTCTCCACAGGTACTCCAAGAGTAGAATAGGGGTGGGGTGATACAACAAGTATCAATCAGTCACCCCCTCGGCAACCGATATCCCCACCCCGTGAGTTACTTCAAGAAAATGAACCAACCAGACAGCAGCACCACCAACGCAAACCCCACCCAGAGAGCCATTTTGCGGACCATAGCAGACTCCTTATGACACGGTGATTTGACCCGAGTTGGAGATTGAGACCACGGTATTGTCAGCACCGGACAGGGTGACACTGACTGAGCCAACGCAGATCACCAAGACGTTACCTTCGCCCGATATTGAGCACGTACCGGAACTCATTACCACTAAGTTATTGTCACCCTGTACGCTGCATGAGGAATTGGCACCCAGCAGAATTGTGTTATTTGACCCGACACAGACCACCGTGGAGCCAGAGCCAGCAGTGAGGAGATTGTTTGACCCAAGTAGAGCGACGGTGGAGTTGGCCGCAGCAAGTACCACGCAGTTAGACCCGTCGCAAATCAGCGTACCCGAGCCATCATCTAGCAAGATGTTACCCGAGCCGTCTACCAGTAAGTCTTTGCTCGTGCCGTCTATGTGGATTGAGTAAGACTGAGACGTGGTCACGATTGCTTGGAACGTAGCACAGTTATCCGAGTCACCTGAGTTGTACGTCCATATCCCAGCAGTACCAGACGTTGCTGGTTGTCCCTTGCTATTGGCGAACCCGTATACCGCCGTTGTACCAGAGCTGCCGTATGCTCCGTTCTGGCCGGGTATCGGTGTACCAGCAGAGGGGGTCTCAGTGGCACAGATAGTGAGGGTGTCTACGGTGAAGCTACTTACCACGGGTGCTTGTGACAGGGTGATTACTGAGCCGGCACCAAAATTAGGTCCAACCGCCGTTACAGTGGTACCCGGCACTATGCAACCACTGTTGTCCGTGACGTACATACCTGGGGTGATACCGGTTGCCAACCCTACGTTTAGAGTGGTCCCGGTGGTGATGTTTAACGCTACCCCTACCTGTACCACTGGGCCAAGAGTAGCACCTGGGTACTGATACCAAGCCGGTTGGTTGTAGGGTGCTGGCTCTGACTGTGCGTCACTTGCGGCCCACCCGATATTGCCAACGCCGGGACCATTGGGTGCTGGGTTCAGAGCCAGCAGTGATACAGGGGTGCCACTCGGACAGTCTCGGGTCTCCAAGAGTTCCACAGACGGCACGAACTTACGCATGGTGAACCTCACTTTCATCTAGTGCTAGACACAGATCGGAAACGACAGCAACACTGGTGAGTACGTCAAACCCTTCCCGGATGAGGAGAAGTTGGCCTAGAACCGGCACAAACTGACCACGGTGCAGACACTCTTTGATGTTGCGTTCCAAGTACTTCATTGCGGCCAGTCTCAGCAGTCTTCGCTCTGGGGTGCTGGTACTCTGCTTCAATTCGGCAAGCAATTCATCGTCGCTCATGGTGAGTCCTTTCTGGATAGTGCCAACTCGGTGAGTTCTTGCTGGGTCAGTGGTTTCTCTTTGGTATCGTGAAGCGTCTCGGGTCTCCTCCTGGGTGCTGGCAGAATGACCACAGAGACGAAGATGTATCTCTCCACCCCGTGCTTGAATGACGCTTCTATTTCCTCGGTGCTCATCCGGTACGTTGCTTGGCAGGGTACTAGGTTCATACGGTGACTGATTACCAACCGAAACAACGCAGAGTCAAAATGGGTCCGAGCCATACGCACCGTACCCCTGAGATGTACCAGAGATACGTGGTTGTGGTTACCGGACTCGTGGTCTAGTGCCGTAAACGCTTGCAGTATGTCTTTGGTGTGGTCCGCAGTGTCTGGTGCTGTAATCTCCGAGAGTTGGGCCAGCACCGTAGACAGACTGAAATCACGGACCAGACTTTCCAACTCGGCACGGAGCCAACTTACCCCAAGTGATGGTTTGGGATTTTCTGGCATGGCGATACTCCTTACTGCGGCGTGAAAGTCAGAGCGACAGAGCCCGTGGCAGTGACGTAGTTACTCAGAGTGATGGTGGTGTTATTGATGTTCGTTATCGTGGTCCCGTTTGCCAGACCTGGACCTGAGACACCCATACCGACCACGAGCCCGATATTGGACGGCACGGTGATCGTATTTTTGCCGTTGCTCAGAGTACTCGTGAGAGCCCAACTCCCCACGGTAGATTTGTAAATGGTTGCTGAGCACGTTGCTGAACTCGGGAAGATACCGGTGAAGTTGGGCCAGCTCTGTGTGGCAGTGAACGTGATGGCGGTAGAGTTGTTTGCTGCCGATCTGGTGACGGATGTACTCGGGTTGGTCTGAGTCAGTATCGCCTTGCCGAGTGCGAGAATAGCAACGTCTTGGGATGTATCCGTACCGTTTGGGATACTGACCTGTCCGTTGCTGCTCATGGTGGTACTGCTGGCGTTGGTCTGTGCCGAATAGCAGGCCCAGAACGCAAAGTCAGCAAAGCAGAGCCCGAGTGGTATCGCCAGCACCAGACAGACCGCCATCTCAACCGCAATAGCACCCCTCCGTCTCATGGCAGACTCCTTCCAGTGAAAAGAACGCCGTGCCGTTGTTTTGGCCGGACCTGTACGAGTGTTCTGCAGGTTCATTTGTTCTGCAGATACAAGTCTTCAGGTACTTTTACCTAGACTGGCGACAAGTGGACTGCAGTCAATCACTTACATGAAATACAGTATTACCAGAATTGCCATATGTGACGGCATGATTACTAAGTCTTTACACAGAGCCAACTTAGTATCTAACACTGTCATATAGCAGTGGTTTGCCAATTGTACTGGGTGGAGTGTCGGGTTCAGACGAATGACCGGAAACGGCATGAACGCTAACCCGACAGAGGAGAATGAGTTATGACAAGTACACTTGAAAGACGGGCTCAGACGGCTCTGGCGAATGTTGCTCCGGTTGCTGCTGCTGCTGGACTGACTGTAACCCCGGCACCGGCCCCTCAGACGCACCAGACGCACACTTTCCGGCAGACTACCAAGGGAAACCGGTTGGTGCTGCTGACTGGCGAGAAGAAGAGTACGGCAGATCTGGTGCAGTCCGTGAAAAGTGAACTTGAAGCACTCAGTGACCTATCTGCTAACCGTGTGGATCACTGGCTCAGTCTTGGTGTATTACTGAATACCGCCAAGTACGAGAACGGTATCAAGCACGGCCAGTGGCAGGATTGGCTAGACAGCAACTTCAAGATGAGCCGCACGAGTGCTCGGGACTACATGAGGATTGCCAATAACTGGGCCATCCTGGAAAGCAGAATTGAGGAGTACACCGGTACTGACTTGGCCGATCTGAGTCTGAAGGAGATACTTCGGTTGATCCCCAAGACGAGCACCCCGAGACCACCCCGTAAGCCGTGGGAAGAAGAGAAGTTGCTGGAATGGATGTCCGAAGTTGCGAAGACTGCTGGCATCTTCAAAAAGGGTACCACCGGGCCGCAAGTGATTGAGTTCCTGAAACTTACGCTCGGTTACAAACTTCCGCCGAAGTTACCCATGTAAGAGTCCGAGTCTGCTGAGTAGGTAACTGTACAACGCTATACCATGAGTGGAGAAATCTGCTTGTGGTATAGCGTTTTTTTCATTTCTCCCTTGCAGCGTCAAATGCGATACCGTAGACGAGGGGGCCGTGCCGATCCACGATCGCTTGGAAGGCAGACTCGTCGCGCTGGCCGACAAACCGTTCCAGCAGCTGGCTGTCGCTCGTCCCCGGGCCGGCGCTGGCGCCGAACCGCTTATGAATCTGCCCCATCAGGTCGATGAATCGTGCATTAGCCATGCGACGGCCCTCCTGCCAGCCGCGGCGCGTTCACCTCAAGCTCCTAGTACAGGACGATGGGGGTACGGTTTCAGTTTTTTTCGAGTAGGACAGTAGCTGTCTGTCATCCTGGCGGAGCCGCTTTGCAAAGGGGGGAAGGGGCCGGCCACGCCGGGTGGCCGGACCGACCTTCCAGGTGGTGGGCGGGCCTTCCTACGACGACCTCGCCCCAGTTGAAGGGGAAGATTACACGCTGGCAGCCAGGGCTGAGGCTTGAGCCACAGCCCCTGGTAAGCCAGCCTGATAAGCTGGGCTCCGTCATCAAAAGAAGCCCCGGCAACCTGAGCGGTTGCCGGGGCTTCTGCGTCTGATGTCGGCTCTGGCCTAGCGCGGCCGGGTTACCAGCCCTGGATGGCTGCCCGAGGTGCGTACCGGGGGGATCCCGACGCCCAGCGCCTGCAGGACGAGCGGCATGATCTCGGGGAACTCGATGGCGATCACGGCGCGCGGGTTAATTACCATCAGGAGCTGCCTGGTTGCGTCTTTGCCGGTTTCCTGCTGGACCTTGTACTGCTGCATGACCACCAGGGCCGAACCGTCCTTGAGCAAGCACACACTGTCGGTGGCGACCCGGCCGCTGACACAGCGCGGTGCATACATCTTGGCGCCGGCGCCGTGACTGCTGTCATTACCGACTGTCTGGATAGACACGTCGGCTTTGAGCACCACGATGCACGGACCGTGCCACTCCTGCTTTTGGCCGAATATCTTGGCGAGTAACCCGGCATCCAT